ACAGCAACTTCATCGTGATATGGAACCTGTAAATCTGGAACGATTACAGTTCTTTTCATTATTAGTCCTCATCGTCATCTTCATCATCCCAAGTGTGTGGAATGAGGTCTGGCTTAGGGAGAATCCAATCTGGATAAGCTGATGGCTCAGTTATGATTCCAAGGGCTAAATCAACTTCGAAACCTGCGCGACGAAGCGCCCGATACATTTCCTGCAGGCCAATAGCCCAAGCATCTAATGCTGAATATGTATCGAGATCAATAACCTTTTTACGAGCCATAGTCTTATTGTGACTTATCGCATAAGATTTCGTAGATTTTGTCAACGCGTGTCTCTAAACGATTTACTGAATCTTTTAGGCTTGAGCCGCTATTTGGCTTCAACTCCGCTAAATAGTGACGAACCAAGAAGTGCAGCATCGCAGTTACACCACCCAGCACCGTCACGATCGCTACTGCAAGTGCAGCGTAATCCTGAAGTGTCATTTCTTATGATCGATTTCATCTACTGCTGCTTCAACTGCATCGACTAGAACATCTTTCAGAGCCTTCTTTGCCCGGTACGATTTAATCGCTGCGCGAATTGCTGGGATTGCTGCAAGGGCTATAGCTGCGTAGATCATCTCTGTCATTTGTTTGCTCCTAGTAGTGGGATATTAAAGAACGAGCCATCCTCATCACCTTTGCTAGTGAAAGAGATATGGCAATGATGGTTGTGCGGATTGCTTCCCGTATATTTTCGCCAGCGCCAGCCCAAGCGAGATGATGCGATTCGGCCATTGAATATGACATAAGAGATGCGCTTCTCTCCAGACTTTGCAGCGAGACGAATCTGATCTGCAATATCGGGCATGAGGTCGGGCTTGCCTGACTTATGGACATCTCGATCAACATCGATTGCTCTAACAGTTCCATTCTTTGGATCAGGGTTGTGATCGCTAGGGCGTGCTGAATGACGGAGATCACCGATCCAGCCATCGGAACGGCGATCACGATCTGGGAAGGTGTCATCGAACTGTTCCCTTAACTGTTGACCAGCTTTGCAGAGTTTGGGTTTCATTTACCTAATTTGAGACCTTTGGGAATTGGCTTTGTGTAATCCCATTTTGCAATATATGCGCCTTTGTCGTCTGCGTCATCCTGTAAAGCGATAGAGCCAAAACGACCGAAATCATCGCTCGTTAGTTCTGGATAGACTTCTACAATTTTTTCGTAAAGGTTCATATTATGCTCCTAGGTATTGCATGACAAATGATGAGTTGTTGCCAGTTTTGAATAAAGTTTGGCTAGAACCTGAGCTTTGCCATGTGAACATTTCGATATAGTCGCCTACAATTAAGTCCGCGATATATGAAACTGTGCCAGTCGGGTAGATGTTAGCGGCTGCTAATGATTGCACATAAGCAGAACTGCCGTTTTTATAAATTAGTAATTGTCTTGAACCTGTGGTGTTGTTATCGTAAGTGATAAAGCCTGAAATAAGGTATTTCCCGGCTTTGCCAGTAGGGATTGTTACGCGACTATTGTTAACACTTGTTGAATGATATGCATCGGTATCAAAATACTCATCGTTCCAAGTGATTGCTGTATAGGTTGAATTGCTAATTGTTTGATCTGTGGTGGACTTTAATGACACTCCTACAAAGGCAGGCGTACCAGTTGAAGGTGTATTCCATTTGAGACCAGTCGCAGTTGTGGAATCGGCTGTCAAGACTTGTCCATTTGTACCAACTGCCAAACGTGCTGGAGTATCAGCTGCAGTTGCAGAGATAAGGTCTCCCTTTGCATCTACAATGGCATTTTGAATAGCGTTAGAATCGTCTTGCGCGACCCAAGAAAAATCTAGGTCTGTTCCTGATGCCTTAGCTAGTACTTGGCCAGTAGTTCCACCCTTTAAATCAACCAGGGCAGTATCTATATCCTGACCCAAGGCTGCAATGGCGGTAGCGCCATCCTTTACCAGGTCGGTTGATTGAGGAATATCCCAACCAAAATTAGTAGTTGTTGTTGCCATTACGCTACTGCTCCTATCGCATTTAGCCAGGTTAGGCTTGTATTAAGGGTGTTCCAAGTTTCTGCTGCATTTACCTGCTCCCATTTTACCGCAACTTGGGAGAAGTTTATTGGAGATGCGTTAAAAGTAACGCTTAGGTTGTTAAGGCTGGCTCGGAAAGTCCAGCCCTCGATGTAACCCTGAAATGAGCCATCGGTAATATTGCCAGGAAGATTCTGAATCCAGACTGGCTGGCCTAGAAATATGTTAATTAACGCATCTCGATCAGAATTATCGATCTCAGGGTTTCCAAGTACGAAAGTAATGCTTTGAAATTTGGCATAAGGGAAAGCGCGTAAGGCAATATAACGATCTGCTAGGTCTTCAGCATCGGCAGTATGTTTAATGCGAGACGTGTACTGCTCGGCATATACACCAAAAAGGCTTTGGCTTTCTGTATCCGTAGCGGTGTAACTCTGATTGCCGTTATTGTCATAAATGATTGTGAAACTGTTGCGGATATCTCCAGCGCGGGTAGTGGCGGCTAGACCTAGGCCATTAGCGTGGTTAGCATCTAGCGTGGTGTATCCGTTATTGGCTAAATAATCCTGACGATGGGTTGAATCGGCATAGCCTATGTTGCCGCTTGCATCCTCGTATAGCACGCCAAAAGCTGAATTAGCGATAGCGGTGCATAATGAATAAAGGTCTGTGTTTGAAGATGACCGGGCTATCAGCTCATAATCACCTGGCTGATCAATTTCTCCTAAACCAAAATTGGCCGCATTTAACCAAGTTTCCGTAGGGTTATAATTTGCCCAAGTTAATGCTGGTGATAATTCATTCCATTGGCCTATAAGAAAATCTGAAAGAAGCGTGTAAATCTGATCGCCATCAAAGTCTTGGCTCAATACTCCAGCAGAAATTTTCTTAGGCAGTTTGGATAAGGCTCCCAAAGCCGTAATAGTGGCAGTAGTTGTATATCCCAAATCCCCAGCCTGATTAACCGCAATAGTAAAATCTGATATAAAGCCACCAAAAATAGGGACATAAGTTCCAACGGAATTGGTGACTTCTACGGTAATCCCAGTTCCTACGGTGAAGTTATAGCTTGAGTTATTAAGGTTCATTAATTGCACTTGGCAATAGCCTGCAACTGGCTGCACGTTGATATCGGTACGGCCTGAGGTAATGACTAGGTTGGCTATGGTTACGTCTGTAACTTCAACGCTATCAATTAAGACCTTATAGGAAGGAGTATATGCAGTCATTAAACGAACGCCGCGCTGCCTAGGGTTCCTCGAGCGTTGGAATCGTTGAGAATCTGAACGATCTGACGGGCTGCTGATTCGCTATCGATCGCGCCATTGACTGTGATGTTAGTAGTAGATACTGGTCTTACGTTTAGGTAACTTGGAATGCCTGAAGGAGTTGCCGGTGCTGATGGTGCTGATGGAGAAGATGCTCCTGAAACTTTGCCGCCGTCAAAAGGATTGAGTTTAGAACCTAATTGCTTAGATAGATCAACTACTCGCTTAATGGCATTGTAAAGATCATTAAAGAATGTGACCACGCTGGCTAAAGCAGTTATCAAACCAGATATAGCTGTGCCTATAACCTTTAATGCTGCGCCTAAAGTCTTGCTCAAAATTGGGGCTAATGTGTCTCGAGCAAATTCTGCTATTGCTTTAAATAAGTTAAGAAGTGGCTTGAGTTCATCGCTGTTGTCTTTTAATGAATCTCTGACAGTATTAAATGCGGTGCGAAGTCCATTAATAATAGGAGTCAGAAACTGGATTACTGGGCGCAATTTTTCGCCTAAGTTATCGGTAAATTCTGCAATGGCAGGAATTACTTTTTGAACCAAAACTTCGACCAGCGGAGTAATGGCTGTTAGAATGTAAGCGCCTACAGTTTCCTTGCCTTCATCAAAAGCGATTTGAAGGCGAGTTAATTTTCCTGCAAATGTGTCCGCCTTGGCAGCGGCTTGATTTTCGAAAGTAGCGGCTAACTTAGCGGTGATCTCATCCATGCTCATTGTCTTTAATTGAGCGGATGTAAGTCCTATACCTAATCTACCAAGAGCCCCGGTATTGCCTTCGGCTGCACGAGCCATTGCATTAGTTACGGCTTCGAGTGATTTGCCTGAACCTGCTGCGACATCAATAGCAAGTGTTGTTAACTTTTGAGCCTTTTCTACATCCCCAGTAGCTCTGGCCAATCGACCTAAAGATGGTCTTAAATCATCATCTGTTACTCCAAAAAGCAGGGAAGTCTTGGTGATGTAATCTTCAGTAGATTTAATCTGAGCATCTGTAGCCGATGTGACGTTTCTTAAAGTATTGGCTAACTTGGCTTGAGCCGCTTCATCCTCGATGGCAGATTTAACTCCATCGATCGCCAACTTGCCAGCATAGGCAACGGCTGCTGCGCCTGCGGCTGCAAAGGCTAGACCAGCCTTCTTTCCAAAGTCTTGAACCTTATCGCCAAAGGACATTACATCCTTATCGGCCTTATCAAGATTCTTAGTGAAGTTGTCAACGTCAGCAAGAAGTTTGAGCGTTAACGCTCTTGTACCTGTTGCCATTAGCCCCACTCCTTCAAAATCTTAGTAAATGATTCTGTCCATCGAGCAACGATCTGAGGTTGAATCTTTCTCAGAGTTGGATAAATGAACCAGCCCTTAGAGCCTCGACCTTCGCGACCTGACCAGACAGGGAATTGCTTAAACTTATTAGAACCGAATTCTGTGCCGCCCCAGATATCTCTAGTGGTTGCTCCACCTGAGAATTTCTGAGAAGCGAATCCATAAGTAATCTCACCTATGCGGCTTGACTTCTTAACTCTTGAACCTTGAGCAATACGGCCTGAGACTTTAGTGTTATTACCCCTGCTAGCAGTTTGAATAACCTCAGCCCGGGCGAATTCAGCCAGAGCGCCTGATTGGCGCTTGGCCTCATCGTTTGCTTCTTCACCCATATTCCTTAAAGCCTTAAAGACTTGACGAAGTTCAGTCTGGTCTAGTGCTACTAGCTCACTTGCCACGATTGCGCTCCTCTAGTACTTCTATCGCTGTAAGAATATCCTCGGCACTTTGCCACTTATCCATTGGGATCTGTGTTGCTATTGCCAGTTCAACTAAGAGTCGGCTTACGCTTCCCCTTGGATGACTTTTGGGTCTCCCCCACCTACTTCGACATCTACGACTGATTCCATCCAGACATCGAGTGTCTTGGTTGGCTGGCCGCCTGCTTCGCGCTTCATTGCTGAATGCGTTACATAAAGAATGTCCCACATGCCGCCAAACTGAGAGATAACTTTCTTAGTTGTCATCTCCCATTTGGCGTAGTCAGGTGGTCTAACCAGGTAAGTGGTTTCGGTTCCATCTACATATTTAATTGTTATTTGCTGTTGCATTGCTTGCTCCCGTTTCTATTTTTTAGCTAAAGGTTTCTACTACTGCACCCTTTGATACCTTGAATGTAAAGTCTACAGTCTGAGCATCTGTTCCAGCGCCGCCTGCTGTAGGAAATTCTGGCATGATTGGGAACACGAATTGAGCGCCTGTGGCTGCTGTTAGTGTAACGCTGATGTCTGTGTCTGGCGCTGTCTCTGCTGCTGCCCAAAGAGCCTCGCATACTGAGTTAGCCTTGCCCCAGTCAGCAAGCATTGAAAGAGCGAAAGTTCCTTCAATGTTTGTTGTCTTATAGGCTTCGCCATCAAGAGTCTGATATGTCTCGCGTAGGTTTGTCTTAGTGAGAACCGCGCTAGTTGCTTGTGCCTCGATATCTGTTCCACCTGTGAAAGATAGAGAAATATCGCGACCTGTGATTACTACAGTTGCCATATTATTTTCCTTTAGTTTGTTTGTGTATAGTAGGTAGAAACTCTGATATCGGCCACCAAAACATTGGAAGGGCCAACTTGAGTTACTGTTGGTTTTTCAACCGCTCCGACTGTGTATCCCGCTGGGATAACCTTCAGAACACTTATTACTAGCTGCTCGAGATTGTCGAGCGATGCCGGGTTGCTGTTATATGCAACTGCGACTGAGATGACGAGATTAATTTTAATGTGAAGGGTTGACTTGTTTATAGTCTCTAATTCCAGGTATGGAGAATCTGGGACTGTAACTACGAAAGGAACCATAGGAGCCTCTGGAACGTAGGCATATACATTGCCTGCCACGCTTGTAAAGGCTGTTGCTAGTGGTTGACGTACTGTGTCTAGAATCGTTGATGCTGGCATTACTGCACCATTGAATCGGTGTCGATAAACGGCCCGAGAAGTCCTGACACTCGATTGAAGAGGCTACGGCCTAAGCGGTATGGGCTAACGTTTGTAAAATCAATTCCTTCAATCTGGCCACCTGGAGCGATCCGAGATTGAAATACTTCTACTGATACTGCTAGGACTGCTGACTCAACCGCGCTATTTCCTACATAAGTGGCTGCGCCTGAAAGAGTTGCCAAGCCTGATGGAATTACTTTGCGCTCTGTAATGTCTGCGTTTGTAATTGATACTGTAAAAAAGCCGTTGAATTCTCTATATGAACCGTCTAAAAATATGCGTGAATTAGAACGCAATACGAATGAATCGTAATCTAAGTTACTTGATTCTAGGATTGTAAAAGTGCCATTAAACGGAGAGCCTACGCCTGTAACGACTACGCTCTGACCCGCTGAAAAGTTATTATCGCCAAGGACATAATATGTCGCGATATTGTCTTGAAGCGCCACGACATCGATCGGGCTTGAGTACTTGACAAGCATAGGCAAAATTACTGACTCTGCTGTATCGATTACATCTGCTAAATAAGCATCGTTATAAAGGGCTGTAGAGACACCAAGGATCGACCTTAGTTCTGCTACGGTAACAATTGTTGGCATCTCTACATCCTCTCTATTAAACGACTGGGGGAGCCACCGGGAGCAGCAGCCCCCCCATGATTAGTTAATTAATTACGCAACCATGTAACGGTATGCGCCTGCACCCAACTTAGTAGCGATCGCGCCATAGCCGTAGTATCCAACTTGAACCTGACCTGAAGAGATGAGGTTTGTCTGTAGTGATAGGCGTGGTGATTCGTACCATGTGTAAGCATCTGGATTAGTAACGATTAATGTGTTATCGCCTAGTCCTGCTGTGTCTGTTAGGTTACGTGAAACGCGTAGGTTGAGTCCGAGTAGGTTTCCGCGAACTGATGTTGCAGTTAGATCTCCGCCTGCGTTTTGTGGGTTGATTGTCTGTGTGAAGATTGGGCGATTTGCAGTATCGACCAAGCCCATTAGAGCGCCCCATTGCTCTGGAGATACGACAATGTTCTGTGCGAATCCAAGAGTGTTCTTGTAGATTGAAACTGCTGCATCTGAAACGAAGTCAGCTACTAGAGCGCCTGTTGTAAGTGCTGCGCGGTTTCCGCCATCAGTTCCACCAGCAATAAGCGCTGAACCTACTGCGATGTCTGTAGCCTTTGCGTATGCGAACTCCATTTGACGAACAAGTTCTGCAAAGAATGCAGGTGATGAACGATCGAGCAATTCAAGACTGAATGTCTGTTGTCCGATGAACTTTTGAACTGGAACAGAAACAAACGCTGCGTTCTGATCTGTTTCTGATGGTGTTCCGCCTTCAGATGCTACTGCAACTGTTGGAGCGACTGTGATCTTTGGAATTTCGAAGGACATACCTGCATCAGGCAAGGTTCCTGTTGAGATGCTCGAAATAATCGGACGATCCGCGTTACTGATGCCATTGATGACCTCAGTTAATTGACGTGTTGGAACTAAGCCAGCGTTATCTGTTGTGTCTGCTGCTGCTGCAACATACAAGCGAGATTCTTCTGAGCCTAACTTTGCACGTACTGAATGCTCGAGATAAGAAGCCTTATCAACGATTGGGTTACGAACAGTAGTTGAAATGTAAGGTGCTGTTGCAGCCTTAACTTCAACCTTTGCAGCCTCTACCGTTTCTGCGGCAGGAGCAACTTCTGGAACGGTAGTGTCTGACACTTGTTCTCCTTCTGTGGTTGATTGTGTTT